TTAGGATCAGCAAGGATCTCTTTGTCTTTAGCAATGTGGTCTTCGATTGATTTCATTATTCCTCGTATGGTAGATAGTGTTCTCTAACAAGTGTAAGTCCTGTATAATCTCCCACAGGATTACCAAACTCATGTGATAATCTTGCGATAAGATACTTACCAGAACTTGGTGTGACACCATCAGAGGTGTCATCGCCAGTATTTATGTCAGGAAATTTGAAGTTTAGTGTCATACCAACTTCAAGATTCAAGTTCATAGGAATAGTGACTTTGAGCATTTGAGAGTACAGTAATTGATACTGTGCAGAAGCATGTGCTTGTCTCCAAGCCACTTTCTCCATTTTTTTACTGGGATCTAACTCTTCATCATCTTTAGGATTCGTTATCCCAAGATCAAGTACACTTAGGACACGACGAGATGGCGTTTCATCAACTGTACTAGCAATCTCACCGTTTGTGTTAGATTTATAGATGTGGGACGTTAAAGTCCTACTCATTATATCATACACCACATTATAAGATTGGTATTGACCCGCCCTAAGTTTTTTGATGAGATCTTGACTTTCTGTGAATTTTGGTGATGCAGCAAGTGTAAATGGATCACTATTCATTGCGTCTTTCGCTCCAACCTTGGTATAGACTGGGAATTCAGATTCTTGTTTTATCATTTCCCTAATATTCCTAAAATTATATCCAGATTTTTGAGTCTCAAAGAACATAAATCCACACAGACCCCTAGATTCTGATATTCCCTTTTTCTTCTTATTGTCTTTGTTATCTTTGTTTTCTCCTTCACCCATGGCATCTGACGCTGATACTGACTTTGTTGCTAATCTATTGATTAGGTTTATAGGTCTTGTAAAATTTCCACAAAAATCGTACACATTTGAAGTTGATTCCACATTCTGTCTAGACTGATCAGCACCTAATATTGATGTAAGTATCGTCCCTACTGTCTTGGATATTAGACCTGTGTACTTATTAGATACTCTTGTTGTATGATTACTGAGAGTTGTTGGAGTAATGCACGTCAGAGTGAACATTTGTCTTTTGACTGCATGAGTTGTGTTATCAATATTGACTATGATTAGATTATTTTTGTTTGCCTGACTAAATTCAAAAACCTCCTCGTTTTCTAAACTTGCATGTCTGAATGACAGTTCAATTGACATTCCAGTCCTTATAGGTAACTTATCTAAAAGACCATTAGTATCCACACAGGTTATCTTTACCATGAATGTATTACCAAAACCCTCATAATACTTACAGAATAACATCTGTGGCATAAGAGAATGGGATACGCTGGCTGCCTTAGGTATCTTCACATCCCCAGCCACATCAAACTTTATCAGTTTGTGACTTCTTGACCAATTACCAGCAGATTCTTCTTTTGCCATTATACTGACATATACCCGTTTATCTCCATCATATTTATTGATGAACCTCCACCAATATTTGCTATGGAAATACTATCATCAATTGAAAGATTAGTAGTATTATTTCCTTCATGAATAGTATTGAAACTCGTATTTACTGGATTGGTCTTTTCATAGAATTTCTTTATTCTCTTGAATGTGGGAGTATCGAAAAATTCATCTGTTAAAGAATTTTTCTGAGGATCGGTGAACTTGAACTTCTTTTTAGGAGAGACCTTAGCTCCCTCAGGATAAGGGATTTGAGTATCTGTAGGACCTAAGTTGAAGAAATCAATTATCTCAGTATTTACCTTGAACTTTGGGTCAGATACTCTCCTTTCTAGGAAATTTCTATATGACTTATAAAGTGTCTCCTCTGCTGGACTCATAAAATCACCAGTTACTATCTTTCTAAGCATATTACTTTGCATCAACTCAAATCTAGAATACTCAATATCAGTTTTATTCATTATTTCCTCGAACTGTTTCTGATTTTTTATCGCTTTATCTATTTCTTGTAATGAAATCTCTGTAACTTTATTCCTATACCTTGTAATTTGACTTTCGATTCTTCTTTGAGATTTGAAGTAAGCATTGGTCAATTCTTTATTATTTTTGAACTTAACTGCTTCTGTTGACATCTCTTTGGAGAACTTCATCAAATTTCTTATGGCGTTATCATATATGTCAACCTTAGCTACTAAAAATTTCTTATTTCTAACCTGTCTTACTATTCTTCTATTGTCATCCAGTACCTTATTAGTCTTGAAGTTTATTCTACGAATTTGTCTTCTAAGTTCTATAGTTCTAGTTACATTTCTATTGAGGAACTGAGGTTTAGTGAAAAATGGTATGTTACTTGGTTTTACAACGGTGCCACTACTTGTATTTGGTATTGCAATTCTACTACCACCAAGATTTGAGAATGGATTTTTTATGCTACCAGGAGTAACATTGATCATGTTTCTTGGTATTTTGACCTTGCCTACACCTCTTCCTCCTGCAAACTTTATTAGTAAAAGATTGATTAATATATTTGTAGGATCTGTAAAGGAATCTATGTATTGTTTTATTGTTTGATCTACACTTTCCTTGAATATTCGGGGGGAGTTCTGAATTATTTTTTTTAGAATAAACCCTTCCCTTTGAAGTTGCTCCTTAAAATTTTTTGGTTTTTGTTCGAGGTTTGTTACATCAAATTCAGCTTCAGCAGTAGGTACTAAAGGTTTTGGTCTAGCAAACCTATTAATAAAACCTCTTAAACCACCTTGTCTTGCTGGAATACCAAAATCTCTTTGCCTTCTCATTGAAGGATCAAAATCATCCTGTCTAAGTTTCTCAAACTTATCAAGAACTATGTCAAACTTATCAAGTGCTGATCCAAAAAGTGTAGATCTTTTTTGTAGATCAACTTTCTTCAGTTCTAATTTTCTTCTAGTCTCCTCGTTTGCACCTGTTATAGAGTCAGCAATATTTCCACCTGTTGTTGCACCAATAAATGAACCTAATATACCACCCAATGCACCACCAACTACCGTTCCAGCACCTGGTACAATAAAAGATCCTACAAGTGCACCCAACTTTGCACCAGCAGCTCCACCAGCGATTGCACCTCCTGTTGTACCAAGAGCACCAGTTCCCGCTTGTACGTTAGTTTGACCTGATGACTTCCTATCTAAAAAATCATATCCAGTGAATGCTACTGTTAGAAGTGAATTTAGTTTTGATCCACCTTTTATAATATTTGTATTGACTCTTCCACCACCTGATATGGATGGTTTAGTTCTGAATATATTAAACTTCCTTAGACCACTTTTACCCCCTGTGGTTGGACTAGGTCTTCTTGGTCTAAACCTTCTCATTATACCAAGACCGGCACCACCACCAGCTAATGCACCTAAAACATTAGATCCTGTTTGTCTTCTTTGTTGTTGCCTATCAGCTTTATCTTTGAACGCTTTGTTTAGTTCTTCTCTGTCTTTTTGAAGCCTAGATTTTATCTTTAAATTTCTAAGACTGAGTAGTGACTCTCTTTCACTACTCGCTTGCATCAACTTAGTTGTTGCTGTAAAATTGCTCATACAGTGACTCCACCGAAGACTGCGGGTGAGTCATATTGAATAATGTTATGGAAATTGTCTATAGTAACACCATCATTTGAACTATAGTCTGTTGATACAGTTACACTGGCGGTTGATGCGTTACCTTCTATCATCGCAACGTTATTATTAGTGTTTGGCATCACTAATGTATTAGAACTGATTTTATCATCACCAGTTCCACCTTTATCACCTTCTGTAATATCTTCAAATAGAGGTGATATATCAAATAATCCACTTTCCGATGTATTTGGTCTTATGTTTGGCATATTATTTAAGAATCCACCTAATGTCTCCGCATTCATATTATTAAATGGTGTCAGATCACTTGCAGACAATTTTTTACCTTCTGGTAATGACTTGTTTATCTCAAATAATGCTAATTCTCTTTGCAACTGTTCAGTGAATAGTATCTTATCAGCATCAAACTTGAGACCTTTTGCGTCAAACATTTCTTCTACAGCACCCAATGGATCATCAATATTGAACAAACCAACTCCAGATTCTGCATCTGGTCCTAAATCAGATTGGAATTGATTGATATCAGTTAGAGTCATATTAGTAACTGGAACTGTCCTTCCACCTATTTGATCTAAACTTCCACCTGATTGCTCTTGAAGAATATTTTGTAGATCCATCAGTCTATTGTTCTTCATCAAATTAGGGAATAACCCTGAGGATGTTATTTTAGTTCCATCAGCAGCAGTTTTTCCACCACTTCTAGGTATAATAGGACTTATTTGATCAACTCTATCTGAACGTAATCTGTCAATTAGGAATGAAAATCTTTCTAATTGTAATTTGAATCTATCTACATCTGGTTGGTTTATAGTTTGATCTGTTACTAACTGCTTTCTTACAAGTTCTCCTCTTACCTTATCAGCATCACCTTCCCCTCCTTTACCGGCAAGTGCTCCCAATCCCATCAAACCAAGAAGTGGTAACAAGAGTCCTAATTTACCAGCACCACCTCTAGGAGATATACCAGCTCTCATTCCAGTCTGTGGTTTTACTGATCCTCTCTTACCAAAACCTAACAGTTGTGATATTATAATCGCTGATCCTGTTATAACCTCAGGCAAATACTGTGATAGTGCTGCTCCTGTGGCAAAAGTTAGGTCTCTTGCACCAGCACCTAAATTACCTTGCTGAAAATTACCTAATGCTGATGCTAAACTGACACCAGCTACAAGTGCTGCCACATTCATCAGACTTCCCTTCAGACTTTCTGTAGTCTTAAGTTCTTTCTTTAGTAACTTTACCTCTTCATTATAGTATCTTTCTCTTGATCTTATATCTCTATTGAGTGACTTTCTTATAACCGACATACTTTCTTCCATTCTATCCAAATTGGAGAACATGGAAGTTACCTTTGATGATACTACATTTGTGTTAGTCTCTTGTTGTGCTTGTGCATCCAGCAGAAGATTTACCTTTTGGTTAACTTCTCCCGAAGAAGGCATCATTGATGATAACTTTGTAATATCAGCCATTAGCTTGCTGTACTTCTAATTTTTGTTTTTCTAATGCACTAGCTAGGTATTTTACATATACCTCTCGTTCCCATGGTATCATCGACTCTATATCACTCAACGACCACTTATGATGGTGTATCAAACTAAAATTCGTCTCTAGAAAATTATCTATTGACGTGTGATATAGCATTATCCGAAAAAATTCGCCAAACCCTCAATTTCAACCTTAGTAACAACATCTGTATTAGGGTTAGTCACCTCTCCCTCATACTTCAATTTTGGCATAGTAGCAAAGAACTGTTCAATTTTTTTGAATTGAGCACTGCTAAGTTGCTCTATGAAGTTGACAATTTCCTTTAGTGTGCAATCATCCTGTGTCCATGCTTCTTCTTCTGTATAAACAGTGTCAACACATTTTGCTACAGAATTGAATGCTGCATCAACTCCATCATCATCAGTTTTGTCAGTGACTGTAAAGTTAGTTCTTAGGAATTCATCCATAGATGGATATTTCATAAGAATACTAATCCCACCACCAATATCAATTTTCTTATCATGTCCTTCTGGTACATCTAATCCGATGTCAGATAGTCCAATAGTAAGTGGAACTTGTGTATCTGGTTCATCATTACAGTTGACAAGTAATTCTACTGTCTCACCTACAGATTTACCTCTTATATTGAGAAAAAGGTATTCTAAATCAAATGATGGAAGTTCATCCACTTTGATTCTAGACTGTACACAAGATTTTATGACATTTTTCACTGTGGCAATAATGTCTTTTTGTTTACCACTCTCAAGAGCGATAAGTAGTGCTTTTTCCTCTTTTACAAGGAATGGTCTGTATTTAACTGGTTTACCAGTAGACAGTAGCGTCAACTCAAATGTGGGTGCTACAACTTTAGGTAATGGCATAATCTTTCAATTCAATCGTTTTATTTAGTATAGCACTAAGCAGTCTCATTTTCTTTATTCTCTGTTTCTGCAAAAGCTTTTATTGGAGTTGGATCCACTATAGGATCTCTAGTATTAAATTTGTCACTTGTAAGGAATCCGTTACCATTTGATGCAGTTCTATCAACATAAAAGTACTCGTATTTGAACGAGACTGTTGTTTTTATAAGTTCAGCCTTACCATATGCTAATGGAGAAGCAATAATATTGACTGGGAAGGCATTTTGAATATAGTATGTGATACTGTTATCTCTGTTGAATGCAACATCAAAATTATCAGATTGCTCTAGTCTTTTATCCTTATCATGTACCTCCTTACTAAATGCTGTAATTTCTATTGGGCATTTGTACTCTCTTGGATATTGTAACCTTCTAAATGATGGAGCATCATTGATACGGGATGTACTATTGGATCCATGTCCACCACGAGATAAATGTGTAGGTGATATAAACTCTAACCAAGCATTAAATATGTCATTAGTATAATAGTCTCTTTGACTATACCATGTAAGGTTTATATCAGGATATCTCCTAAATGTAGCATAATTCTGTGAAACACCTTGTCTCAATCCATCTACTTGAGATGTTTGAATCTGTGAACCAGGTAATAATGCCTCTGAGCAATATAATGCTAGAAATTGACCTGGTGATGCCTGTTTATCGTATAAAGTGCTTTGAGAAAGATACCTTGATAGATTTTGAGAGTTTTCAAAATTTATTGAAACATCGTATATATTATTGAAAGCTGGTGCAATACCACCATTTGCTACTCTTGATCTATATAATTCTTCCGTTGGCATGCGATGTCTATCATTACTGTAGACACTTGGTACTCTAGCCATCTAAATATAGCGTGAACGTGTATACTATGTATGTCATATCAGGGGAAGTTTCGTCCCAGAAACTCAAAAAAGTATAAAGGTAACCCCCAAAATATCATTTATAGATCACTTTGGGAAAGAAAGTTCATGGTATATTGTGATGAGAAACCTCAAATTCTCACATGGGCATCAGAAGAGTTTTTTATACCATATTATGACCCAACTACCAAAAAAGTGAAGAGATACTTTCCTGACTTCTATATCAAATACAAAAATATACATGGCAAAGTGGTTGAAAAGGTAGTAGAGATCAAACCATTGAAACAATGCAATCCACCCACTCAAAAGAAGAAAACAAGGAAATATATGTATGAAGCACTAGAATATGCAAAGAATCAAGCAAAATGGAAAGCAGCAAAAGATTTCTGTGCTGACCGTAAATGGGAGTTTCAAGTAATGACGGAGAAAGAACTTGGCATATAGCGACGAATTTCCAGACTCAACAGTAAGTGGAAGTCCTAAACCTGGCACTGTTTCAATCTTTAGATATGGTGCAAAATATAAGAAGACACTACCATATTGGGATAGAAATCCATTATGTTACGTCTTTGGATCATCTGGTGGTGCATTCTATGGTCTAAACCTACACTATCAGATACCTACTAATAGGAAAGCAGTACTCAGTTATATTGATGGAGGTGGAGATCCAACAAAGGTTCGTGGGTACCATAAATACCTAAAGTCTTATATGGATACTCCTTT